CCGCACTTTTAAAACGGTCGATTAACTATTACAATTTAACATTACCAGTCGAAAAAGCAAAAACCCCATCCGGGGACAAAAAGCTAATTCTTAATCGAATTTAAAACTGGAAAACAGATTACAAAGGCTTTACCTCAGCTATCTGTGATGAATTGTCCCCATCACTGGGGCTAGGGGGGGGTATCAAAGGCCGCCGTGTTATTGGCGGACCAACAAGATACCCAAAGGAGAAATCTTCTCCTATGGCTCTATTGAATTCAAGACCATTAGAAGTCAAAACCGCAAGAAATGAGCCAAAATTACATGGGTTTTTATTTAGGACTGAGCCCGTCGTGCCAATATCAACATAATCCATGCCACCAAGCTGTGTGGGAATGGCCGGATATCTCTCATAGAAAGGACTCAGAACCTCTGACACTTCCTCAGTATTTGGAAAATATATTGCTCTAGGCAGCCCAGCATTAGAAAAAGAATTAACATTTAAAACTACTGGGCGAACCGGCTGATTAACAACCGGAAATGTGGTGATCGCGGCCGAAGCTGGCACCAACATTGAAGTGACAGGATTCCACCGCCACTGTTGGGTCGATTGAGTGCCCGAATTTCTATACATAGAAATACGAATTGAGCCACACCAATACCGGTAAAGTGCTGCAGCTCTGTTAAACATGACATTATATGTAGTAAACATAGCCGGGCTGGCCGACATAGGATATCGAATCCCCATATCAGCAGGATACATACCAACAATCTGGGTCGGACCAGGCGTTGAAGTTGGTATAACGAAACCCAGGCCATCATATCTTTTCAAAATTTGACGCCAGCCCGTCACAATTTCACCCATGCCGAATGCATTAATTGCGTGGCCATTATCAACGGGTCCAGGCACAATCAAATCACCACTCTGTGGTTTTCCAGTTTCAGGAACCAAAACAGGTGTGTGCTTAACAATAGTTACCAGAGGGACGAGTTGTGGGTCAACAACCAGTTCCTCGAGGTTAGGACGTTCAGCAACAGGCGTGTCCTCGTAAACTCCAATAAACGCGGCAATAAATCGTGCCTTAGAGGAATCCAAAGCATCCACCTTATCCACTTTTTCAACAAATTTACGCCAATAATCATCAGTCAATGATTTATAAAAATCCATAGACTCCGATGGCAACAAAAGTGGTGCTTCAGCTTCAAGCTGGGTAGTAACTGCATTCAACTCGGCCTCCAAAGCCTTGGGTGTTTCTGCCAATGACGGTACAATTTTCTTTTTGCCATCACGATACAATTTATATTGTTTGGGTGTTTGCAAAACTGGATTGATACCCTGTTCAACTGGAATATCATTCATGTCCTC